GAATTGATTGAGGATTTCTGCCCGGCCGAGCGGTTGGCTCGATTCAGCGGGAACCGCCACTGCGCCAGCAGCGTCGGCCTTGGCTTTTTCCAAAGTGGTCACGGCCTTTTCGTCGGCCTTTTCTTCAGTCTTCGCGCTCATCTCTTTTTTCGACATATCTTCAGCGGGCATTTCAGGAGCTTCGGTCACGTCCTGAGTTGCGTCCGCTTTCATAAGAGCGAGCAGTTCCGCAAGCATCCCGGCGATGTCGGTCAAAGTAGGTTCTGCCATTTTTTCCGCAGGTTTGTCGGCGGGCACTTCGGCCAGTTCGGCTTTCGGTGCTTCGACAACTGCGGGAGTTTCAACGGCAGGAGCTTCGGGTGCGGGAGCTGCCACGACGGCAGGTTCGCTGAGCTCTTTTTTGACTTCGACGGGTGCTTCGTTCATTTGAAGTTTTTTCATGTCAACTGCTGTGAATGCAGAAAACATGCCTGCGGGATTTGCAGCAGGGGTGCTTACTACGCTGATGTCGTAGATCTCGCTTACCCTGGCGAAACGATCGCCCGCAATTTGTTCTGGCACTCCGCTAAAAGTAAGAGATAGGCCAAATCCTTCGGGCAATACGTTGGCTAGGTGCTGAACAAACTGTGCCTCGTTAGTGTTAAACAGGGTGAGATCTCCCATAAGCCGATCGCCTTCGATCTTAAAACCGTCGATATACCCTAAGATTCCAGAGACTTCGGCTCCGTGACCCATAGTCACTTTAATGCGCTTCATGGTCAGCGCAACGGCAAGCGCTTGTTCTAGCGATGTTTGGTCGATCAGTAGGTTGTGCCCCTTGGCCTCACCTACTGTTAAGATGGATACGTTAGAAAGTTTGTTGGCCATGCTGGCCAACAGGTGTCAAATCAGTTCCGGCTAAAGATAGGATTACGAGAAACGGGATCTGCGGGATCTGGAAAAATTGGGTTGTAGACGGGTTGGCCGGGCTCGGGCGGGGTGTGCATGTCATGAATTGCCTTATTGATTGCATAAGCCAAATGAGCGGCTTGTTCTGTTTTTTTTATGAACAGCATTTGATTATTTAGGCCGCCAAATTTTAGCTCAACATAAGGGCGGCAAGATCCTTGGATGATTTTCCAAATTATGGCAATCGACATGCAGGCGATAGTTATCCCAAGTACAGGGCTTGTTTGGCATGTAACAATTCCAAACAGGACGCCGAACGCACTAAGAAAACACCACATAACGCTACCCAGCCCCATGCTTTCGCGGCCATGTGCAGTGCCGACGATGGACGCTAGGTTATAGGTTTGGTTGTAGGGGTGGCCAACGTTGATTGTACGGCCAACTACGCTGATCGATCCGTCGTCAAAGTAAACTGAGCTCGTATCTGGTAAATTACCGTCCATGCCCTAATCGTATGGGCGGATGGGGTGCGTACAACTATTTTCTTTTGGTAGTTCTTGGTTTTTTATCTTTTAACCCGACAGCTTTAGCCACCATATCCAATTCTTTTGCCGATAGTTTAAAATCTGGATCGTCCCGCATGGTGAAAGATTCTGTCTGTGGCTTGGCGGATAGTTTCATCTGCCTAGCACAAACGGCTGCCCTTTGATCGTTTTCTGGAAACTCGGATACCATTGTTGGATTACCCATGCAGCGATCCATAAACTTATCATCAGTCTCGCCTGCGTTTTGTGTTGGCAAATCTAGCTCAACCTTTGCGCTTAGTTCCGCATCTGGCCCAGCGTTCGGATCTTTCTCAGGATTAACTGGGGTGGGTTCGTCGATTGCGGGCGCTTCGGCTACTGGCTCTTGTGGAGCTGACGCACTCTCTCCGCTTGTTGCGGTAGCGGATTTTGTTGGCGCACCTTTTGCAATTCTTTCGGCATCCTCTTGGTTCATTCCAAAGATTGATACAAGAATAACTACGGCCTGCTCTGGCGTGACCAATCCTTGTCCAATTGACTGCAGTAATGCCGTAAGGCTTTGTGCTCCGCCAACTCCGATCTTTGTGATCAATGGCTCTGGCTGTGCTTCGCCTCCACCAAGATAAGCCTGTTCCATTTTTCTCTGGTCGGATACTTCCATCCAATCCATGCCAAGCTCGCCAAAATAATCGGAAAGAGTAGTCAGACCGGCTTTGTAATCTTCACGCGATTGCTGGGCTTCCCTGCCCGCGTCCACGGTCAGCGACTTTGGAGTCTGCCACGTAACCTTTGCGTAGTCATCGACGGCCGGTAGGTCGCCGTTGGCAATCGCTCCGCCAATGAAGTAGCGCCATGCGCGATTACAAAATCTATCGATGAGTAGGCGTTGCCGCTGTTCAAATCTGCGCTGTGCCTTGGCAACAATAAACCGCATCCCTGCCCCGCCTACGCTGGCTGGGTCGTAAACGAATTCAACGGGCAAGCCTAGGCCCATAGCAACGTCACGAATTAGGAACTTGGCGAAAGGCTCAAAGCCTGCGTGCGGTCGGTTCGGCCCGATCATCTCAATCTTTTCGCCAGGTGAAAGGCGCGGGATGGTTGCCGAACTTGTGATCTCCTCGCGGGCGATAGTGGGTTCGCCAGTGTCTTGAGCCTGCACGGTTCCAAAGAATCCACCTTGCCCAGCCAGCTCGTCGCCCTGATCGGTGGTGATTACTGCGGCAATCGATCCCTGCAATTTTAAAGCGTCCTTTTCAAACTCGCCCAGCATCTTTAAGTCACGGACGTGGTTTAATGCGCGAGCGAGTGAGGAGCCTCCGCGAATCTGATCTGGCCGTTCAAGCTCCATCAGGTGAATGACAGTATCTGCCCCAAGCTTTCGATACAGCTCGCCCGTCTGAACTAAGTATCCAGTAGGCTCGCCGAGCTTGCCGAGGAATACGCCGTCAGAAGTTCCGTAGTCGTCGCCTTCGCAAACGCGGTGGCCTTCAACAATCTGTAGTTTTCCCTTTTCGGTCATAATGACGAACACGTCGCCATCCACGTCGATCGATCGCGATAGTGCGAGCAGCATGTCTGTCCAGGTCATCCGGCCCGTAACTTCAGGCGATGGCACTACGACGTCCCGCCAGTATTCCTCACACAATCTGCCAAAGTCCTGATCTGCTCCGCGATACTGCGGCCGGAGTCCTGGACCGATCGAGTAGGTTGCGATCGAATCCACCGCGCCTTTGATCAGCCCGACGTTTCGGTACATGTGCCGGGCAAGCTTGAGCAGCTCAACCCGTGTCGCTTCGTTTAGATCTAGGCGAGAGTCGCGGGCATGGGCGCCATAAATTACAGGGCGCTTACGAGAAAAGCCTGCGCCCTCATAAGGTTGAAACGTGCTGATGCCCGCACCGAACCCAGCGCCGAATGCTTTGATCCCTGCGCCCATCCGAGCCACGAGTGAAAGTTTCTGTGCCATAATCAGCTATCCAGAATGTAAGAAAATGAGGCGCTGGTGCGTGTGACCTGTACGCCATTTAGGTAATCAATTGCGGCCTGAAATAGCTCAACCCGTTCGGTGGGTTTAAGATCGATCTGAAAGCTGGCCGATTGCCCGCCCGCTGAAGATCCTACCAGAGCACGGCCTGATGCTGCGCCAGTCATTGCCGCGTTGCGGTCAGTGGCAAGGTTGGTTAGGGCGCTTGCGGTAACCCCAGAGGCTTGAGCCAGGTAGTTCGTCGCAACTGCCCGCGTAAGTCTGCGGGAAATAGCCATCACGTCGCCACGGGTGTCAACGATTCCTCGTCTAGTGAAGCGGTTGGCCTAATGACTTTTCCGTAAACGGCAAAGCCAGCCAGATAAGTTTCGCAATCGTACAAGTGATCCTGCCTGCTTTTGATCCGTATCCATTCGTAATGATCGCGCCCCGTCTTGCGGTTAATCCGATGCACCTTTTTGTGGCTGCTCATGTGCTCGCGGTAGTCAGGGCTTACGTCATGCGCAATTTCCCAGCGTGGCCCCTGCCCTCGTCGCAACCATGCCAGCAGATCCTGACAGGCTGGCGAGCTGAGCAGCAGAAGCATGCAGCCCGCATCAGTCGGTTGCTCGGCCGAGTGTACTGACTTCATCCGACCGCGTGGCGTCTCGATCCAGTAGGCAGGACGCTCTTCGCCCTTTAATGCAGTCCACTTATAGCGGGCACAGATTCGATAGGAGTCTTGCGTTTCGTATCCGCTATCCATTGCGGTGTGCTTCGGTTGAACGCCTAGCGTGTGTAAGTGTTGCGCCACGTCCTCGATCGTCCTTGCCCTGCCTTCGTCGATTAGCCTGCTCGTTCCATCCCTAGCAAACGCCCTTACCACGAACCAATACTCGTCAATCTGTCTATCTATGGCCGCCAGTTTAATATGTTCCGTTTCCCAATCCTGCTTTTTCGCAAATGCGCCGGCGGGAATGTCGATTGTTTTATCGTCATCAAACTGATCTTCCCACGGCATCGCGCTCCATCCGTTCACGAATCCTTGCAAGCCGTGCAGATAATGCTTTTGAGTCAGGAACTGTTTGGCGCAGTCGGCGAAGGTGACGGTGGGCGAGTACCAACTAGGCAGTCGCATGCTTCGCCTTCCGCGTTCTGCGTTTGGATTTGCCGCCACCCACTTGCCTTGTTCAACGGCTGATCGCCTGTGGCCTTCAGTCCATGGCTCGTTGCACTTGGTACAATGGTAAGCGGCCGTCTCACCCACTTTCTGTAGATCCCATTTGCCGTCAGGATTGCGTGCGCTATCTGCCCAACGCACTTGCCCGAATTCCATCGCCTGCATTTCTCCGCAAGCATGGCAAGGGACGTGGAAAGTTTCTTGCGTTCCTGCCTGATAGTTCTGCCATATATCGCCCGTGCTTAACGTCGGAGTGCTAGTCAGTACGTGCTTGCGGTTGGGAAAAGCCTTTGTGCGTTCCAGCGCCAGATTGTAAGCGGCCGCCTCGCGTTCGGTCGGTGGCGCAAACTTGTCCAGCTCATCCAGTACCGCGATGCAGATTGGCCGTGAGCTGATGTTGGCCGGGCTGTTTGATCCGACCAAGCTGAGAGTCATACTGGTAAACTGCATCTCTAATATTTTAAAATCGTCGCTGTCGTATGGGAACAACGCCCGCACCGGCTTGCACTTCTCAAAGATCGGAGTCAGTCGCGTTTCGCTGTAGCTCCTAGCCAGATCCGCGTTCGGCA